AACCGGGCCGTCGTCGACGAGACCATCGCCCTCGGGCAGGACCGCAAGGCGTGGCTGTTCTTCTGCGCCGGCGTTCAGCACGCCCAACACATCCGGGATCTCGTCCGGGCTCGGGGCTACACCTGCGAGAACATCTTCGGCGACACCCCCGCAGGGGAGCGCGACCGGATCGTCGCTGACTTCAAGGCAGGCAAGATCCGGGCGCTGGCGAGCATGGGCGTGCTGACGACCGGCTTCAACGTGCCGGCGGTGGACCTGATCGCGCTCGCCAGGCCGACGCAATCGCCGGGCCTCTACGTCCAGATCGCCGGGCGCGGCAGTCGCCTGGCGCCGGGCAAGGACAACTGCCTCGTCCTGGACTTCGCCCGGAACATCGAGCGGCACGGGCCGGTGGACCTCATCAACCCGCGCAAGCCGAAGCGCAGCGACGAGGAAGGACAGGCGCCGGTGAAGACATGCCCGTCCTGCGAGTGCTTCGTGCCGATCTCGGTGCGCGAGTGCCAGGAGTGCGGGTACGAGTTCCCGCCCCCTCCGCCGCCGAAGATCGACCGGACGGCGTCCACGCTGGCCATCCTGTCGAACGGCAAGCCGCAGTGGACCCGCGTCTCTTCGGTCACCTACCACGAGCACCGCAAGGCCTCGGATCCTGACGCGCCGCCGACCCTGCGCGTCGAGTACCGCTGCGGTCTGATCACGCATCGCGAATGGGTCGCACTGGAGCACAAGGGCTATGCGCGGCAGAAAGCGGCGTCGTGGTGGGTCAGTGTTGGGGGTCGAGCCCCTGTTCCAAACAGTGTCGCCGAGGCCCTCGGACGGGTCAGAGAAATCCCCCCCATTGAGGAAGTTCAGCTCCGCGATGTTGGGCGACACGCCGAGATTGTGGGCCGCAGGGCTATGCGCTCGGTGCCTGCGTGAGGAGCGGGGGTTCGGGTTCAGCCCGGCCCTCGCGAAGCTGAAGGGAAACGACGTCGGGCTGTGCTCGCGTCATTGTCAGGAGAGATACATGGTCGACCCCACCCCGAACGAGAAGGCGGCGCTCGGCGAGGCTGCTGGAGCTGCTGGCCGGCACATCGAGACGGTCGGCAAGACCGACTTCATGGATTGGACCGAGGAAGAGTTCGACGGGCTGATCGAGGCCACCGTCACGGCGTTCGTGGAGAAGCTGAAGGGCCTCGTCGCGAAGGACCGGGAGATCCCCTACTGATGGAACCGCAGATGTCACCCAACGAGACCAAGATCCGCAAACCCCCAGCGGAAGGCGGCGTGCTCGCAACCTTCCTCTATGTGACTGAGGACGTCGACCAGCACATGCACATCGTCATGGACCTTGGCGAAGTGATGACGCGCAAGACGCCAGCGGCCACAGCCAGCATCCTCCGCACCTGCATTGAGATGCTGGAGGATCACGTTCGCGAGCTGGACGCGATTGAGATACTGAAAGATCACATTCGCGAGCTGGGCGCGGCGAAAGACGCCGGGTCATGATGCTGCAGCTGGACCCGCCGATGCCGCTGGAGACCCCACGCGGCAAGGCGACGGCCCACGTCTTGATCGACTACGGCCCAGAGCATCATCTGCTCTGGGTCTGCTTTCAGGACGAGACCGGCGAGTGCTGGACCTGGGCCAACCCCGATGTTCGGGCCCAGGCCAATCCGAGCATGGGGCGCTGCCAGGTTCAGAAGCCAGAGCGCCGGTGAGCAGAAAGGAAACGAGCGCCATGTCGCATGGACCTTGGCAGCCTATCGAGACGTTCCCGCGCGATTGCGTCCCTGTCCTATGGTGGGACGGGTTCTGCTTTCGCGTGGCTCACTGGTCCCTCCTCGCTGGTGGCGAGGAGGGAGCCATCGTGGCTGGGGATGAATTAGAGGAGCTGGAGGGAGGGATTGCCTGGATGGCGATCCCTACCCCGCCCGCGCGCGCCTCGCGGCGGCGAGGCCGCCCTTCTGCTTCGGCTTCTTGACCTTGCCGCCTTCGGCGTAGAGGTCGATCTCGCCTCGCAGGAACTTGTTGTAGGTCACGTCAATCGGCTCACCGCGAATGCGAGCGGTGATGCCGATGCGCTTCTGCAGGGCCTGCAGGTAGGGGATGGGCTCAGACTTCAGGCCGGTATCCTTGCCGCCGCCGACCCACGCAGCAGACTGGGCCTGAGCCGGTGCGATTTTCTGACCCTTTGCGACCTTCTGCCCCATGCGCTCAAGATAGGCATACTCGCCAGGTAGCAATGCTGCCTCGTCCTTAAACAGATCAAAGCGGCCGGGCCCGACTATATCCCGAATGTAGTGCGTGTCGGAAGTGATGGGGCGCCAGTTGCCGAGCAGGTTCTGCTGATAGCTGATCGGCTTCGGGTTGCTCACCGGATCCATGTCGCCGCCAAGGAACTCGCGGGTGCGCTGCGCGTGCTGCACCTGCGCCTTGGCTCCGTAGGGCGGGGGGAGGTCGCCGGCCAGCGTCTGAACCGTCTTCCCCGTGCGCGGGTCGGAGACCTGCACGACCTGCGGCAGAGGCTCGCCGCGCAGCGCCCGGTTCAGGTAGTGCGAGGCCGTGCGGATGTTGCTCTCGATCGGGTTGGTCATCGACGTCGAGGCGTTCACCAGCGTCCAGAGGCGGAAGCGCTCGTCGCCTTCGGTCGGGCCATACATCGCGCGGAAGTCATCGCGGAGCTGCTGCAGATTGTACCAGCCGCGCCCCGCCTCGCCGCCGGCTTCGATGTAACGGCGCAGGCGCGCGGGGCCTTCGCGCTCAAGGCCCTCAAGGCGCTCAGTGGCCTTCGGCGCGGCGCGTGGGAGGTCGAACTGAGGCACATCCGGCATGCGGTTCAGGGTCGCCGGAGAGAGGTCGTAAAGAACACCCCTGCCGCCCACGTCGGCGTCGTAAGACGTCGCAGCGCGGTTTACCTCGCGGGCGATGCGTGCGCCCTCCGCTACCTTGCCAGAGGTTTCTGCAGCCTCCTGCGAGGCCAGGCGCATGCCGGGCAGCTTGCCGGCAAACAGCGCCTCGGTCGTCGGCACCTGCTTGGTCTTGCCCTTGCTGTCGGTGAGCGTGACCGTCTTGCCGTGGCGCGCGATCGCCTCGCCGATGATCTCGCGGTCAGCCAGCTTCAGTCGGGTCGCGGCGTCGATCGCTTCATCGGACTGGCTCGCCAGACCCTCGCGCACAAGCGGCGAGGCGCCCCCGCCGGTGAGGCCGAGAGTGTCGTACAGCTCGCCCAGGCCCTTGTAGGTAAGATCGCCGGATGTGCCGGCCGCGCGATTGATGTCTGCGGCCGAGGCCATGCCCGGCGGGGAAATGCCGGACAGGGCGGGAGGAGCGTCAGCTGCGCGAGCGGCTGCCAGGCCGCCCCTGGTCGCCTCGCCGCCCTCCGGCACCAGCCGCTCGGCGAGCGCCCGCGCCACCCTCTGCACCGCGCCGCCCCGGCTGTAGCCGCCGATCGCCGCCGCGCGCCGCGCGCCCTCGGGGGCCATGCGCTTGCCCATTTCCTCGACGATGGCTTCGACGATCGGGCTCATCTTGGGTTCCTTCACTCGGCCGCCTTTCGCGAAGCCGTCGGGGGGCGGGAGCAGACGCTGGGGCTCAGGCGGCGGCAGCATGCGCTGGGGCTGCGGCACGTTCACCGTGGGCTCGGTGCGCGGCGCGGCAGACGCCCTCGCCCCTCCGCCCATGTTGCTGACGGCCTGCGACAGGCTGCGCATGGCGCCCATAATCGCGCCGCCATTCGGGCCGCTCAGGAGCTTGTTGATGCGATCGGGATCGCTCGACGACAGGATCTCGCCAACCTCGCGCATGACGTTCTCGTTCACGCGAACTCGGCCACGGCCAAGAAGACCGCCGACGATAGTGGTGATGCCCGTCGTCAGCGGGTCGCCGGACGTGAAGATCCCAACCCCTGCGCCCGCGCCCGCCCCGATGCTCATGTCGCGCAGCTGCTGGGCGGTTGTCGAGTTGCCCTGCGTTGCCGACCGCAGGCGGTTCATGATGCCCTCGCGGCGCACGAAGGCCTCAAGCTGGCGCAGCTCGTCGGCCGGCATGACAACCTCGAGCTTGCGCCGGTTCGCGCCGTCGAACAGCTTGACCACGTCGCGGCTGTCTGGGGCGTTGCGCACCGTGTTCGCCAGCTCGGCCGCGAAGCCTCGGCGGAACAGCTCCTGCTCAGGCCCGCTCATGGAACGGAAAGCCTTCTGCGTGTCGGTCAGCTGGATCGCGCGGTTCTGGCGGAAGAAGGTCTGGCCGGCCTCGAGCGCGTCTTCCGCGCCGAAGAACTGGCGGGCCATGCCACGCGCCTTGCCGAACTCCGGCACGGCCGCGTCCAGCTCCTCGTTCAGCCTCCTGCGGATGCCGTTCAGCACCCGCGCCTCATCGCCTCCACGCGGCGCGGCGTCGGCCGCCTCGCGCAGGTTTCGCTGCACCTGATCCCAGAACTGCAGGTTCGGCCGGATCTGACCGCCATCAGGGGTCATACCCCAAGTCATGCGGCCCTGATCGTCGAAGCTGAACGGGTTGCGGATGACGAGGTCGCCCTCAAGAACCGCCCGATCGGCTGCCTTCTTCTCGACATCGCGGATGGCGGCCTGAACGGCCGGCGACTGAGCGATGCGATCCAGCGTCGGGTTCCACAGGTCGGCGCTCTCGCCGGCCTGATAGGCAGCCCGATAGAGCGGAGCGTTCACCCGGCGCGCGGTATCCCGCAGCGTGTCGTTGGTCGAAGTCATGTTCAGGTTGCCGCCGAACAGGTCTTCGATGAAGTCGCCGAAGCGACCCTTCTGCTCGGTGTACCGAGGGTCGGTGGACGCGCGCAGGCGAGCGGCGGCGTCCTCGGAGGTGTTGCCGGCAGCGCGCGCCAGGCGAAGCGTGCCGGTGGCGCCGAGGTCGCCCACCACGATGTCCTGCCCGGCCGCACGAGCGGCGGCGATGTCGGCAGGCGTCAGCACATCTTCGACCCCGCGAGCGCGGTCGGCCTCGATCGTGCGGCGCACGACACGCTCGGCGAAACTCTGAGGAGCGACGATGCGCTGGCCGGCGTTGAAGGTTCCCATGGCGACGGCCGGGACCGCCCCAAGAGCTGCGCCCAGGCCGCCTTCAATCGCGGCGCCCATGAGGCGATCTTCCGCCCCCTCGCCGCGCCCGAAGCCGCTGGCCGCGCCACTGGCGCCGCCGGCTGTGATGGCAGCCTTGGCGCCGCGCCCGACAAAGCCGAGCGGCATCGCCACAGACCCGGCAATGTTCGCGCCGAGGTAGGTGTTCGGAAACTGCTCTTCGGCCGCCTTATCGAGCGCGCGCTCGACATCGCGGGCGGGGGCATAGGCCTCGGTCGCGCGGCTGCCGAAGGTCTGCGGGAAGGCGCGCTCTGCCAGCATGCGGACGCCGCCGACAGCTGGCGCGATCCCTCGGGCGATGCCCGCAAGGCCCACGCTGGGGACGTTGACGGCATTCTGTACGGACTGAGGCAGGCCTGCGACGGCCGCCGCGCGAGCGCCCGCCAGCTCGTCGTTGAAGTTGGCCAGGAAGCCAGCCCTGGCCGCCTGGCCTGCGGCGTCCAGCTGGGTCAGCTGGGGAGGCGGAGCGGCGGGCGCCGCTTCCTGACCCTGGATCTGAAGGCGGGCGCGAGCGAGCGCGAGAGCGCGCTGCTGCTCGAGGGTCAGTTCTGCCACAGCGCGCGATCCTCCGGCCGCATTGCGCCCCACTCCCGAGGGTCAATACCGGGAGGCGGAGGCGGGATGTTGGACTGCGGCGCGCCCCTGGCGGGGGAACCTGCGCCACCACGCTGCTGAGCCTGCTCTGCCGCGAAGCGGTCCTGGTACTCGTTGAACCGAGCAAACGGGTTGGGCATCCGCCGGAATTGGCGCAGCGCTTCCTGCCGGGTGATCTCGTTGTTTTGCGCCATCATGGCAATGTTGCCACGCTCGATCTGATATTCGGCCACCGACTTGAGGGTGTCGGAGACCATGCGCCGCCCGTCTGGCGTAGACATCAGGCGAGGCAGAGAGGCCTCGAAATTGCGAGCGTCGAAGTCGGACACGGCGCCCGGCATGCCCTGCCGCTGAGCCGGGATCAGCTGCTTCAGCAAAGCCGAGGCGACCTCGTACTGCGTGGCCTGCGGGCCAAGGCCGAGGCGCGCCGCCTGCTGGGCGAACCAGCCGGGGATGCCACTCGGGAGGTCGCGCATAACCACTTCCAGCTGCTGCAGACGCCCCAGCGCCTGATTGCTCTCGCCGGCGTTGTTGACCAGCTCCTGGAAGGTGCGAGCCTGCTGCTCGGCTGTGCTGTCCATGAAGCGGCGATCGGCGACGTTCGCGGCGTTCGCCTGGCGCACGTCTTCCTGCGCTTGCTCCTCTGCCCTCTTGATCTCCGCCCTGCCCTCGGGGCTTTCGCGCACGATCGTCCGCGCGCGCTCCACCAGCTGGCGACCCTGCGGGCCAGCGTAGCGGCTCGGGTTGTCGGCGGCTTCGGCAAGTAGGCGCTGAGCCGCCGCGACCGTCGGGTCGCTCGACATGACGCCACGAGTAGCGGGCTGGGCTGCAGGCGCTGAAGCTGGCGCGGGTGCGGGGGCGGCAGGGGCGGCAGCAGCCGGAGCAGCAGCCGGGGCAGGGGCGGCAGCCGCCGGCTGCTCACCAGCCTGTTGCGCACGCAGCTGCGAAAGCGTCGTCTCCACCGACGGGCTCGTGAGAATGGGCGGTCCCAGGCTGTTGGCGTACTCGCCGAACACCCGATTGAACTCTTCGGTCGACAGGTTTCCAACGTCCTCCGGCATGGCCGCAGGCGCTGCGGCCGGGGCGGGCGCTGCAGCCGGGGCGGGTGCGGCAGGCGCTGCGGCCGGAGCGGGGGCAGCCGGGGGCGGGAGCGGCGTCTGCGTGATCTGCGGCTGCGGGCCAACCGGGGAAGCCGACGGCATCGGGGGCCGAACAGCGCCCGGCACCGTGAGCTGCGTGCGCGTCTGAGGCACACCCGGCTGACCTTCTCCGCCCCGGAGCAGGCCAAGATCCGCCATTGCGCCATAGGCGCCCGCCAGCTGCGTCGGGAACTGCAGCGCCTGACCGGTCAGCGCAGCCCTCTGCTGAGCAGCTTGCATGCCAAGGTTCGCCGTCGCAGCCTGGAGCTGCTGGATCCGCATCGCGCGGTCCAGCTCGCCCTGGCGCTGCTGCTGGAGCGCGCCCGCATAGCCTTCCGCGCCAGCCGCCAGGCTCTCGCCAAAGCCGCCCGCACGCGTCGGGCGCAGCAGTCCAGAGGCGAGCTGCAGCAGCGGGCTCGGCCCGGTGCCGCGCTGAGTGTTCAGGAACTGCATCAGCGCGCTGTTCGCGGCGCGCCCCTGCTCGAAGCTCTCGTCCACCGCCCGACGAGCTGCCTCGTTCTCGGCGTAGAAATTGCGCTCCAGGTCTCCGATGCGCGCTTGCGTGAGGCCGCCGGCGGGTTCGTTCTCAGCCATTCCGATGTCTCCCGGTTCAGCTGCCGCCCAGGGCGCGCGCGAGTGTCAGGCCGCCCAGGATCTGGGACAGGCCCGAGGGCTGGTAGGTCGACGCAGGGCCCGTCGTGGTCGTGTTCGTCGTCTGCGAGTAAGGCTGGCCGCGCACGAGGTTCGACAGGAAGCCGAGCTGAGCCTGCGGGTAGTCCCGCTGCGCCACGAAGTCCTGGTAAGCCACGTCCAGGTTCCGCTGGTCGAGGGCCTGCTGCTGCTTGCCCATCTCCTCCAGCGCAGCCGTGTCGACGTAGCCCATCTGCTGGCCGACGCGACCAAGCGCTCCGAGCTGCTGACCGGCGTTGATCAGGTTCTGGTTCGCGGCGTTCTGCAGGTTGCCCTGAACCTGGCCGAGCTGACCGAGGTTCTGCTGCTCCTGCAGGCCGAGGTTGCCGATCGTCTGACCGATCTGGCCCTGGCGCCTCATGTCTTCCTGGGCCGCCGCCAGCGCGCCCTGGTAGCCCTTGTTCATCAGGTCGCCCTGGGCCGCCAGCGCGCTCTCCTGCACGTCTCGCAGCGCCTGGCCGGTGGCCTCCTGCATGCGGCTGGAGCCGAACTGGCCAGCCCGAACGAAGGTGTCGTTCACCTGTGGCAGCAGCTTCTCGCGCAGCTGCCGGGCCGCCAGGTCGCCCATCCGGTTCACGACTGCGTCCTGATAGGGGCTCATGTACTGGCCGACCATGCCCGGAGCCGTTTGCCCCGCAGCGCCGAGGTACGGCATCGCCCCCGCCGTCGGCGACATGCCGGTGGCGCGGGTGAGCGTCGGGTCCGCCGCCTGGAAGCCAGAGGTCTGCGTCGCCTGGTTGATGGCGCCGATGCCCTGGTTGATCGTCGGCGTGAAAGCGCCCTGCTGAGCGCGGGTGGCCGCGAAGGCGTCACGCTGGGCAGGGCTGAAGTCGGCGAGGCGTGCGGCGCCGTAGGTCTGGTAGGGCTCGGCCGCGACGGCGTTGCCCTTGGCCAGCAGGCCCTGCGTGTAGTCGGACAGCCACTGCGGGATGTTCGCGGCGGTCGTGCCGTAGGTGTTGACCGAGGGCGGAGCCTTGCCCTGGAAGAGGAAGTCGGCGACGCTCATGGGCTCACCCCTCCATCTTGAGGTAGCGTGACGGATCCTTCGCGTCGGGGCTCATGCGCCCGCGTGCGAGGCCGCCCGCCTTGTGCTTGCGGATCTGCTCGCGCATCTGATCGAGCTTCTTCGCGCCGGCGTCGGACGAGCCGTCGCCCAGCATGGACACCGTCTCGGCGTCGAAGACGTACTCGCCATCCGACAGAAGCGCCGGGATCCGATCCTCGCGGCCGTGGCCGTCCCCCTTGACGTACCGGCCGTGGGCGGCGCGCTGGAGGCCTCCCATGGCCGCAGGGGTGCGCGGCATCTCCGGCAGCTCGTTGTCATCGTAGAAGTCCCGCTCGCCGCCGGAGATGGCGTAGCGGCGCATGTCCCCCTCCGGCTGCATGCGCGTGCGGCGAAACTCGACCTGCGGGAGGGGGCGGTTCATGTTGGGGTCGTTCTGCTGGGGCGCCGAGGCGGCCCCGCCAGACTGGCCGCTGCCACCGCCCAGAGCCGCATTTGCAACCAACCCGAGGCCGGCCAGCTGGCCCACCCGGTTCAGCATGGATGTGCCGCCAGCTGCCGCGCCGCCCGCAGGCCCTCCGCCACCTGCAGCCTCAAGGGCAGCTAGACCGCTCGGCCCGCTAATGCCGCCCGGCGAGAGGCCAGCCCCTGCCGCAGCCGGCGCTCCGTTGAACAGGTTGTTGATGCTGGAGGCGATGCCGGAGCCCCCGGTGGGGGAGAAGATGCCGCCGGAGAAGATGTTGCCGTCTGCGGCCGGCGTGCCGGTGAGGCCCATGGCGGGCAGCGCGTAGCCCGCCAGGCCACCAGTCAGGCCGCCCGCGAGCGCGCCCTTGGCGCCGCCCGTCAGGCCGCCCAAGCCAGCGCCGATCAGGCCGCTGCCGACCGTCGAGGCCGCCGTGCCCGTCAGGCCCAGGCCGGCGCCGAGCGCCGTGCCGACGCCCGGGGCGAGCGCAGTCAGGGCCACCGTCGCCACCGGGGCAGCCCACTGCTTGAACCACTTCTGCTTCCAGAAGGGCTTGAAGGCGTACATGCCCGTCTCGGGGTTTCGCTCGGGAGGACCGAAGTGCCGGACCATCTCCTCGAACTCGGCCTTGTTGACGTGGACGATCATGCTGTCGCCGCCCTCGCCCGCGCCGGCGACCCGCTTGGCCGATCGGGCCAGTCCGCCCTTGGCATAGGGGGTCGCGCTCGGCTGGGTCATGTCGACCATGACCGGCGTGTAGCTGACGCGCTCGTAGGAGACTGCATTTCCGTTCATGTCATACCTCGGCGAGCGCCATCTGAACGAACCTCTCAGCCCAATCCCGCCAGTCATCGAAGGGGTCCGGGATCGGGGGCAGTGTAGCCGAAATCTTCGGAATAGCTATGACACGGTTGGCCCAGTCTTTCCACTTTTCCGGGTCGTCAAGCCGGGAAATGGCGCCGTACCTCTCCAGCGTCAGGGCCATCATGTCAGTCCACTCGCTGACGTCCATGTTTCGGGTCGGCAGGATCACGACAGGATCCTCGCGTCCGCAGGCTCGAGGTGGGCGATGACCTGGCCCATCTGGTAGTCGCCGCCGATGGTGTTGCTCTCGAAGATCAGCCGCAGCTCGCGCCGGATCTCCTTCAGGAACACGACCTGCTCAGAGGGGTCGGTGGCGATCGCCGGGAACGTCCGGGCATCACTGGGCACGGCCGGCGCTCGGGCATTGTATCGGCCAGTCACGCGCACCGTCATGTCGCCCCGCTGCACGAAGTCGGGCTCGATGATCGAGATGCGAAGGGCCTTGTTCGTCGCGTCCTTCGGCAGCGCCGCGAGCGAGATATCGGCGGTCTCGAAATAGGATCGGATCGCGTTGATGCTGATGCCGTCGATCTCGTCGAAGCCAGCCTCGTGCTGCCAGAGGTTCTGGGTCGCCGTCGTGGGGGAGGAGCCGACCATCAGCGGCTTCGCGCTCACGTTCACGAAGATCCCGCCGGAGCGGCCGGCGTTCGGTAGCGCGGTGTCGTACCATGTCTGCTCGCGCACGTTGTAGATCACGGCGTGCGTGCATTCGGTCGCGTTGCCGAAGGGGAAGCACCACCAGATCTCGCCGTAGCGCGGCACCGCCATGGCGAAGACCTTCTGGCGCTGCTCGAAGTTCAGGTTGTCGAAGAACCAGTTCAGGTTCATCGGGTTCGGCACTTCGCGCACGACGCCGTTGAACATCAGGAAGCGATCGACGGCCGCCCAGTAATAGACGCCATCGTACTCGATCACGCCCTGGCTCGACAGGATCGAGCTGGTGGCGCTGACGGTATCGAACTGGAACACCGGCGCGCCGCCCACGAAGGTCGCGCGGATCACGCTGTCGAGCGACCAGAAAATGCCGGAGGGCGAGTTGCCTGGGCCGGCGCGGAGCGGCAAGCCCTTCACGATCTTCTGCCCGGTGACGTAGCCGTCGCCCGAGCCCGCAGCCGTCCAGTCGTTCGGGTTTCCTGGCACCGACCAAGCGACGTAGCCATCAGTGCCGTAGGCGAAGACGTAGGGGTGCAGCACGACGATGCCGCCGGAGACCTGGGGAGCGCTGCCGCCGGCAGCCACGAGCGCGCCGGTGCCGGTCATGTCGCCGACGTAGATCGGCTTGTTCGTGGTCTCGTCCTGGTTCACGAGGTTCAAGCCGGCGTGCGCAATGAGCTTCTGACCGCCCGTCACGGTGTCGAAGAGCACGTCGAACTGCCAGAGGTGTGCGGTATTCGACACGAAGCCGGCGGGGGTGCGGTCGACGACCGGCGAAGCGACCGCCTGATTGTCGACGATCACCTGCTCGACGCGCGCCTGCTCGCCGACGTGGACGTAGGTCTGCCCGTTCTCGGAGAAGGCGTGCATGCCGCGCGCCAGGCCAGCGAGCTGGTTCGTGGCGCGCCGGTAGCCCCCCATCTTGCGCGGGTAGCCACGCTGGAAGCGGCACCATTGACCGTCGACGTAGTGGTCACCCTGAAAGACCGTGCCGTCGCGCTTGATGCCGGGCGTTGAGCGGACGATCGTGGGCGCGGCCGGCATCAGAAAGAGCCGCCGTTGATGTTGCCGGCCTGAGCCACGCCAAGCGCCGACCACGCCGCAGCTTGGTTGGCAGCTATCATGAGCGCGTTGCCCACGGTGGTAGCGCCAATGGCGGTTCGCGCAGCCGCCTGGGATGCGGCCTGAAAGACCGAGGTGCCTGTGCTGGTGCCGCCCAGATTGATCAGGGCCGCGCCTGCAGTGGTCGCTCCTGTTCCGCCCTGGGCAACCGAGATCGGAAACGCCAAGCCTGCGGTGTCGCCCTGCACCACGTTGGTGCCGTCGCAATAGAGAATTGAGGCGGCGCCTTGGTTGACCACCACGCCCGTGCCGGCGGCCGTTTTCACCGTCAGCGTGAAAGCGCCCGTCGTCGCGTTGGTCACCCAGTACTGCTGCACCGTCGCCGGGACGATGATCTCGCGGTTCGCGATCAGCGCGCCGGTGAAGCGGTAGGCGATGCGATTGAGCTGACCGCCCGTCAGGGTGAAGGCCCCGCCACCGGAGACATTGATCGCGGTGTAGTCGAAGGCGAAGGTCGCGCTCTGGCCGAGGCCGATCGTGTAGAAGCCGGTGCCGTCGCAGATCACGAAGCAGCTATCACTGGGCTGCAACGAGAGCGTCGAGAGACCGTTGATCGTCTGAGCGCCTGTTGGGTCAATCGTGAGCGCGCCAGTGCCAGCGTTGCGGACCAGCACGAACCAGTCCGAGCCGAGCGTCAGGGCGTCATCCGGAACCAAGGATCCGGCCGTGCCAGAGTAGAGCAGCAGCGACGCGCGGTCGTTGACGCCGGTGATGTAGCCGGAGCTGCTGAAGGTGATGACCGGAACCGACTGGTTCAGCGTCGTCGAGATCGCCTTGATGCCAGCTCCAGCGAGAGAGGCAGCGTTCGCAACCGAAATCGAGGCGCCGTATTGAAACACCCGCCAGGTTCCGGCGGCGGTGGTGTTGTCGGTCAGGTAGATCTGCCAGGCCGACCCGGGAGCGATGGAAACGAGGGCGCCACCCGCCGCGTTCTGGACGACGACGTTATTCAGGCCGACGTTGTTGAACAGAACGGTCTCCCCGACCGACACCAGCGTCGCGTCCGGCATCCGCAGCGCGAGCGATGGAGCATTCGCGGTCACGTCGATGATCGCGGCGACGGCCGGCAGTCCGCTGCTCTCAAGCGGCCAGTTCAGCTGCAGCGGGCTGTTGGCACCCGTGAGGGCATAGGAGGCATAGGAAACCTGGGCGGGCCCGATCGGCGTTCCACCGAAGACAGAAGTGTAGGACACGGTCAGGCCTCCCGCCGCTGGGCGTTGCGGTCGATGATCTTCTGCGCGTCCTCGGCCGCCAGCAGGCCCACCGCCTCGTCATAGTAGGACTTCCAGGTCGCGATGCGCTCGTCGTTCTTCAGGAACGGCGTGGCCTCGAGGAGCGACCCGTAGAGCAGCGCCTGGGGCGCGTACTCGGTCAGCCAGTTGGTCTGCAGGTCGTCGCCCAGCAGAGGCGGCAGCGCATAGTAGAGCACCTCGAACGGGTAGGCCCGATCGGGCGTCGGTGAGATCAGCCAATGCTGGTAGTTGTAGTCGGCGTAGAAGCGCGGCTTGGCGCGCTGCGCCTCATCTGGCCATACGTTCCGACAGTACTCGTAGGAGCGGCCGAAGATCGGGGTGCGCTCGTTGAAGGTGGCGCCGTCGCCGAAGTTGAAGGAGATCGTGTCGCGCCACCGATCGGGCTTGGCGTAGACCGACGTGCCGGCCGCCATGGTGGTGGTGACAACCTCGGTCGTGCCCTGGATCTTCAGCTGCCGCGCAAGGCGGCGCTCGCAGAACCCGATGAAGGTCGGGATCTCGTTGTGGACGGTCGGGTCGCTCGCCTCGGTCAGGCCGCGCTCGAGGTAGCGGGCGATGTCCGCCTTGAGCGAGGCGTAGGTCATGGCGGTTGCCATTACGACAACTCCTCGGGCGCGCGCCCACGCGCGCTGGTATCCGGCAGCCTACCATCGGCGGCAGAAAATGGGTAGCGCCGAGAGCTGGCACCGGTCCCCGGCATCAGGCGACTTGGCTCCCGACGGCCTTCGCCCCGATCTCGCCCGCCTCGGTGACCCGGCGCGTCCAGCCCTTGCCGAAGGTGGCAAAGGTCGGAAGGGCCTCAAGGAAGTGCTGCCGGCTGCGCTGGAAGGCGGCGATAAGGGCGGCGGGATCCTGGGCACTGGCCAAGGCCAGGGTTTTCGGGCCGATCGACCCGTCTGGCGTTGCGCCTACGGCGGCCTGCAGCGTCTTGGCCGCCCGGCCGGGACCGCTGTTCACCGCCATGTCGAACACGACGTAGTCGACGCCAGAGGGCAGCTCGTCGCCGCGCACGGCGTCCCAGTACCGGGCCTTGTAGATCGTCCGCAGGTGCTCGGGGGAGATGGCCCGCAGCTCGTCCTTCGTGGCCTGGCGGCCGAGCCAGTCGGAATAGGTCTTGAGGGTGACGCCCTTCATGGTGGCGCCGCCCGGGTCGGCCGGGTGGTCGGCCCAGCCGCCCTCATGCTTCAGGACATGGGCGAGGCTGGTCTCGAAGTTCTGCTTCACTTGCTGTCCTTCAATACCTGATTGAGCTGCTGGGTCTTTTCGCGGGATCCGGCAGAGGAGCCGAAGTAGTAGCTGATGATGGCGCCCCAGGCCGTGCCAAGGGTGCCCAGCATGACGAGCATCGCCTCGCCGCCGTTGGCGGGGAGCCCGTTGGCGATCATCCAGGAGAGGACGCCGAAGAAGCCGAACGTAACAGCCGCCGCCAGAGCGCGCGGGGTCCAGTCGCCGGTCTTCACCTCGCGGTCGCGGGCGCTGTTGCGATCGGCCGCGTCGATGCGCTGGATGTCGATCTCCAGCTCCTTCATCCGCACCGTGAAGTCCTGCTCGGCCTTCTTCAGCGCGAGCAGCTGCTCTGGCGTGGCGTTTTTCGCGGCCTCGGCCAGCTCTGCCTCGGTGCCATCCGGCTTGCCCAGCAGGGCCTCAGAGATGGCGCGCGTGGCCATGCCCGCGAGCGGGCCGCCGACGGCCGTGGCGATGGACGGTGCGACCGTCCTAACGAGGTTGAGGAGCTGGTCCATTTCGGGCCTCCAGGAGAGCCAGGCGGCGCTCCAGTTCGACGATTGCGCGGGTTAGGTCGGCCCGAATGGCGGCGCGGGCTGCTGCGGCGTCAGCGGCCATCTCAAGCCGACCACGCTCGATGCCCGCCATGCTCCGCTCGCGGTCCAGCGTCATGTTGCCACGGGCAATGGAAGCGTCGCGCTCCACCTGCTCGATCCGGCTCGACAGTTGCTCCCGGATCTGGGCCATGTCGATGGTCGTGCCCTGCGGCGGGATCGCCCGGTTGTCCTGCGTCACGACCACGGCGATGCGAGACTTGAGGATGGTGATCTCGTTGTTCGCCGACGACAGGGATGTCATCAGGTACACGACGCAGGAGAAGAGGATCGGTATGGCGGCGAAGACGACCTTCTCGATCAGCGCGCCCTTCGACGCGTTGGCCGCCATCTGCTCCGACATCTGAGCCTGTTTGACCGCGTCCGACATGCCGTCCTCCTACTTGTCCGCCTTGCGTTCCAGGCGGTCGAAGATGGCTTTCACCATCGACTTGATGTCCTGGATGTCTGCCCGATAGTCGTCCTTGCTGACGTAGGACGTATGAAGCTCTCGCTCGATGTGCTTCATCTCGTCCTGCAGCGTGCGGACGCTCTCCCAGACGACCTTCAGCATCCACCCGATTGCCGCTCCGGCGATCCCGACGGCGATGTTGTAGAGGTCTTGGGTCATTTACCCGGCAGACCAGGGCAAAGGCGGCGCAACGACCGGCGGGTTGATCTGGGCGGCGATGGCATTGGCGAGTGCCGCCTGCATCTGCGCGATCTGCTCGGTGCCGAGAGCAGAATGCACCCATCCGATGACCTGCGCCTGCGTCAGGTCGGCGTAGTTGGTGAACGGCGCAGAGGCGTCGTGGCTCAGGCCAGCGGTACCATAGCCGCTGACATTGTACTCGCCATCGACAGCGGTGAGGCGCCAGTGAACAGTGAACACGACGTTCGCGTGCCCATCCCGCTCGGGGTAGCAATCAAGGCGATCAACGCTCCAATTGTAGATCGGCATAACTTAGCCTTTCACGATGTTGACGAGGCGCGAACCAGCCTCGTGGGAGATGAACTCATGGGCTTCGTTGGGCCGCCAATCCAGCACATCACCAGCCTTCACTTCACGCTGCCAGCCAGCCCCGTGCGCCAAGAACGCGCCCTTTGCTACGACGCTGATGTGGACATCGGCTTCGGTGTGCGTGTGCATGGGCAGCACGTCACCAGCCTCGGGGAAATCGTAGACCGTCCCCGTCAGCTTGCCGAGCGTGAAGGGCTTGGCCTGGAGCATCAGAGGATCGCCGGTCCACCACCATCAGGAAGCGTGACGGGCTCTGGAGGCGGCGGCGGTGGAACGGGCAGGATTTCTCCATCAGCCCAGTAGAACTGATCGGGCACCACCTCATCAGCGCACGGCGTCCAAAACAGTGGAGGCGCGACGGGGAAAGCGTCCACCCCTACTTCGGCCACACGGTCGCCAAGGACGTTGCCTTCGGCGTCAAAAACCTTCTCGCTGGGAGAGATAAGAGCCTGCATGATCAACCCACCCACTGAAGATAAACGATGCCGTTCACGCCGCCAGCGGCAGCAGAAGCGGACAATATGCCGCCTCCTCCCTGAGCCCCTGCTGTATTTGCTGTGGTAATTGACCAAGCAACTCCAGCAGAACCACTACCAGCCGAACGAGTTAGTGTTCCGTTGAATTGCAAACTAACAAAAATACTACCATTGATATTTCTGGTTGTCCCACCAGAACCAGAACCCGGAGAGCCAGACCCGCCATTAGCCAAACCTCCGGAACCGCCCGTTGCAGACATTAGTGCGCCAAACGAACTGGTGCCACCCGAAGTTCCATTGGCATTAGTGCCGCCGCCAGCCCCACCAGCGCCAATCGTGATTGTGTAAGACGTGCCGGGCACGACAGTCACATTGCCAACTGCAACGCCGCCTATCCCACCAGGGCCACCGTCGTTACCGCAGCCAGTGGTGGTAAACCCGCCGCCGCCGCCGCCGCCGCCAGCGACAAAAACCTGAACTTGGGTCACACCAGAAGGTGCGGTCCAAGAGCCGCCAGCGGTAAAAAGCTGTTCGCGAAGCTGAACTGCGGTGCCGGCAGAGTTCTGCCAGGACGGGGCCGCAGCAGCGCCGTTCGACGTGAGAACCTGGCCAGAGGTGCCATAGTTCGCGCCGCCGATGCCGATCTGGCCTGCGGAGGCAATGCGGACGCGTTCGGTGCCGTTGGTGCCGAGGGCAAGAGTGTCAGCAGCCGGGAAGAAGATGCCAGTGTTCGTGTCGCCAGTCGCCGTTACGGACGGCAGGGAAACCGTACCAGCAGCGAAGACAACCTGAGCGGAACTGTTGATCCGCAGTGCTTCAACGCCGCCTTCGGTGAAGGCGATGGTGTCGGCGGCAGGCGAGTAGATGCCGGTGTTCGTGTCGCCGGAAAACGTGATGCCGGGCGCAGAGACCGTGCCTGCCGTGAAGGCGAGGACGCCGGTCATCGTGTCGCCGGCCTTGGCAACCGCCCCCAGGTTCGTCAGGGCGTTGGGAGCTGTTGTCGCGCCCGTTCCGCCCTGCGCGACAGTGACCGTTCCGGCAGCCTTGACGAGCTTGCCCGTGGTTCCGTTGAAGGCCACCAGCCCGTCAGCGGTGGAAGATGCAGGGCCGACAACGTCGCCGTTGGCGCCAGCCTTGGTCGCGATCGTCTGAACGGCGCCACCGCTGTCCTTGTAGAACAGAACACCGTCGGCGGTGTTGAGCGCGAGTTCGCCATCAGCCAGGTTCCCGGCGAGCGGAGCGGCAGCGGGCGTCGCCGTGCGGTACTGCTGGATGGGCGTGAAGCCGGCCTGAGCCATCAGAAAGTGCCTCCGTTAATGCCATCGTAAGCCGTGGCTTTGATCGTTCCAGACACATCAAGGCGCTGTGTGGGCGTCGTCGTGCCGATGCCGACGTTGCCCGCAAAGTAGTTGTCGGCCGTGCCGTTGGCGTAGAAGTTCCAGCGGCCAGTGCCCGACGCGATGTTGCTGTAGAAGCCGAAGTTGTTGGTGGCTCCGGTGAGCGCGCCGTCAGCCCAAAAGCCGTATTGGTTCGTGACCGATGAACCCGCCCCAAACGTCGCGGCAGGGCGAGCGCGATAGTGCATTAGCGTGCCAAGAGTGAAGGCCGCCGCCTCAGTTGTCGAACCAATGGTGTCCACCAGGATAGCCGTCCCGGTTGCCGTCTGCGGAATGGTGATCGGAAACAGAACGGCGGATGGCGAACTGGCGGAGCCAATTTTGTTCACCACGAAGCCAGAAGCTGTAGTCGGCACAGCACCGATGCCGACGCGCCCCTGGTTATCAATCCGCATCCGCTCAGACGGCGCAGCCGCGCCATCAGCCGTGGTGGCAAAGACCAGCCGCCCCGGCATGTCGCTTGTACCGGGGGTGCCGTCAACAGTAGCAATAATCGACGCCGCAGGGATAAACTGGGTGCCGTCATCGCCGTTAAAAGATACTGTGCCTAAAGCATCCCCGGATGCTACAGAAGCAAAGGTTCCTATCGTTCCAGATTTAGATCTAGAAAGTATTAGGCCAGAAGCATTTGAAGCTGCGCCAGATGACCAAACTGTTGAACCGATAGTTCCCAAGCTAATAGAAGTACCCTGCTGCTGTATCGCGGGCGTTGCGGAAGTTCCGGCATAATTAGCCGTTGCTAGGGGTACTGTATGTCCTCTAACGACCTGTCCCTGGGCGTCTACCACAAACGGTGTTGCATCCGGGTTGGCGCTGTCCTCAACGACCAGCGCGTTACCAGAACCAGTCTGAGTGATGCGAACAGCATCCTGAGACGTAGCGTCAACGACGTTCAGTCGCGCAGTAGGCGCAGATGTGCCAATGCCAACGTTGCCTGCGTTGGTAATCCGCATCCGCTCAGTCGCCAGAGCCGCACCATCAGCCGTGGTGCTGAACACCAACCGTCCCGGCATGTCGTTGGTGCCAGGAGTGCCGTCAACAGCAGCTTCGACGAAAGCGCCAGGAAGGTATGTGGTGCCGTCGTAAAAATCAAAACGAAGAACTTGATTGTCATTATTTAGCACAGCAGTCGGGCTTGCCGCCGTCCCGTTGGCGCGTCGACCAATGAACGCCGTCGTGTTGCCAAAGCGAGTGTTTTGGACGAAGCTAGTGCCCGACACATCAAGAGCTGCCCCAGGCGTCGTAATCCCAATGCCGACGTTGCCAGCGAAGTAGTTGTCGGCTGTCCCGTTGGCGTAGAAGTTCCAGCGCCCGGTGCCCGATGCAGTATTACTGTAAAAGCCAAAGTTGTTTACGCCGTTTGTCTGGGTAGCCGCGTAGAAACCTATCGCGTTTGTAAGGGTGCCGCCGCCGCTATTTTGGACAGGAGCAGCGTTGAACCCAACACCGTTCGTGAGGGTGCCTGCGCCCGTGTTCCTGACATCAGCAAGAACACCCGCAGCGGCGGTCACGGTGCCAGAAGCGCCAGTTACTTGGGTAAGTGTTCGATAGCTCTGAAGGGAACCACCACTCGCGAGAGAAATGGTAGCGTTGAACCCACCCTGGTTAAGAGACGCCTGCCCAGTAAGGCTGGTGTAATAAAGGGCATTGTTGGCAGTAAGCGTATGAGTTCCGGAGGCCAGTATATTAACAGAGCTCGCAGCCGCGTCAGAGACATCATACTGAACACGCATTTTCAGGGAGGTGAGATTGGCAGTCCCAATCCCGATGCGCCCCTGGTTGTCAATCCGCATCCGCTCTACGGGATTTGCAGACCCCAGCGGCGTGGTGCCAAACGTCAGACGGCCCGGCATGTCATCTGCACCGGAGGTGCCGTCTACAGCGGCACTGATGTTGGCGGCTGTGACGAAATCAGTACCGTCCGATCCGTTAAACCCAATACCACCCAACAGGGTTCCAGAAGGCGCCAGCGTAAAATCGCCAATCGTAGCCCCATAACTGCGCGCAAAGATAAACTGGGGGCTCTGCGTTCCTGAACTATTAAACAAGAAAGAGCCATAGCTAGACTCTGGAGTGCCCGTTGCAATGCGATAAACACCCAGTGTTTGCTGGCTGTTACCGGCGTAGTTTGGTACGGGGATTGTGGAGGTGTTGCCCGAGATGACGTTACCAGCGGCGCTGATCACAAACGGCGTTGCGTCGGGGTTCGCGCTGTCCTCTACCACCAGCGCATTGCCGGTGCCGATCTGTGTGATGCGGAGGGCGTCGGAGGTGGAGTTAACAGAGACGACCGTGGGCGTGGTCAGCGTGCCGACACCCGTGATCCCCGTGTATGAGCCGCTGACCCGCGCCGTATCAATCGTGCCCGAAGCGATCTGAGTGGCGTCAATCGCGATGGAGGTGTTGCTCGCGGAGGTGATCTGGCCGCGCGCGTCGACCGCGATCGTCGGAACCGAAGAGGCCGAGCCATAAGTCGCGGGCGTCACGCCGGTGCTGGTGATGCTGAACTGAGTGCCAGTCAGCGTCAGGCCAGCGCCCGCCGTGTAGGTGCCGGGCCCAGCGAACTGGACGAAGGTGATCGGAGTGGTGCCGATCGTGATCGGCAGCAGCGTCGTCACGACCCAGGAAGTGCCGGCGTTCTGAGTTCCATTGACGACGAAAAAATAGTCGCCCGGGCCAACTTGATCGGCGCCACTCCCGGCCGTGTCCATGTCGGTAGAGCGGGTGAGCACCCAATTCGTCGAGCCGGAGCCCAAGGTGGTGACGTTGTACACGCCATTCTGAGCGGCGCTGGACTGGTTCTTCACCAGGATCCGAGCGTTCAGGGTGGCCGTGTAACCGTCGACCGCGAAGGCAGCTTGCGCGCCAGCGTTCGTGAGCGTCGCGCCCACGCCGCCTGTGCCGTTGGCGTAGGTCGCCGTCAGGTTGGCCGTCGTGGCAGCGGCTGCCGGTTCATGGACGTTCAGCCCCTCGACCGCAGCGTCGACGTACTGCTTCGTCGCGGCTTCCAGGGGGTTGAGCGGGTTCTGCGTCAGCGTGAGCGTCGTCAGGCCCGAGATCGTGCTGGCCGTGCTGCCAAGGGCGATGGGAGTGCCGCCGATCGTCAGGCTGCTGTTCTGCAGGTCTGCGTTCGGGATGGAGGTGACGCCGGTGAAGGCGCTGGTCCCGTTGCCCTTCGCGTAGCCGGTCAGGGTGCCCACACCCGTGCCGCCTCGGGCAACAAGCAGCGTGCCGCTGGTTACGGCAGCCGCGCTGATCGCCACTGAGGTGTTGGACGCGGCCGTAAGGCGCCCCTTCGCGTCAACTGTGAATGTGCCGACCTGCGAAGCGGAGCCATAGTTGCCGGCGGTCACGGCCGTGTTCGGCAGGTCGGCAGTCACCAGCGCGCGGAAGGACGGCGCGGCGCCGATAGCTCCTGCAGCCGGGCCCGCCAGGATCTGGTTGGGCGACTGAGAAGACAGCGTCACCGCAAGAGTGCCGCTGGTGGTGACCGGGCTGCCAGCGACCGCAAACAGGTCGCTCGGCATCGACAAGCCAACGGACTGCACCGTGCCGCCCGCCTCGATGTCGAAGAAGCCCTTCGTGCCCGCGCCGTCGGTGCCGTAGTACTTGGACCCGCCCGGTGAAGCCTGATCGCCCTGGAGCGACAGCGTGCGGTTCACATCGAGGCGCCCGCCGCCGATCAGTGAGCCCGCCGTGTCGACGCGCTGGTCGGTGTTCACGCCGTCGGTGATGCCGTACCCCGCGAGGGTGGTGGGCTTGTCGCCGACGTTGGCGAAGGTCAGCGGCACCTGCGAGGCGGCATCCACGCGACCGTACTGGTCGACCGAGATCACCGGGATGAAGGACGCTCCACCCCAGATGCCAGTCGAGAAGTAAGGCGCGAGCGAGATGGTGCGGTTGGCCGAGAGGTCTCCACCGCCCACCAGCCCGCCGCCCGTGTCGATCCGGCGCGTGACGGGCACAGCTGTCGCCGCAGTCGTGCTCGCCAGGCTGGCCTGCTTCGTGACGCCGCCCTGCACCAGGATGACCGTGTCCTGTGGCGTCGGGTTCTCAGCCAGCGGCAGCTGCGTGATGCGGGTGGGGATGAGGTTCGAGGGGACCGTCATGGAATGAGATAGCCCTCGCCGTCTTCGGTGGTGATGAAGTCGTCCCCGTCCTGCGAAATGAGGCCGGCGGGCGCGGTCGCAATCGAGATGTCAGGCCGCACGAACGGCAGCACGATGCGGTCAGGCTGACGCGCCGGCAGGCGATACGGGTCGAGCACGTCCAGGTCCGCCTTGCAAACCCGCAGGCCTGGGGCGTTCGGATCCGAATACAGGTCGTCGAGAGACATCTTTCGTGAGCACCGGGCGCAGATCCCGATGCCTAGCGTCGATCGCCCGCGAGTGTCGAGAAATATGCCCACCGCGCTACCTCGTGTACGGTCGCAGGTTCGGGGCGATCTTCATCGGCGAGCTGTCACGCTCCTCGAAGAAGCAGGTCGCCAGCGCCTCGTCCGCCAGGCCCTTCAGCGTGCCGATCATGCTCACCTCGACCTGGGGCGTCTCGAGCGCCAGGCGATAGGCCAGCATCGCCACAAGGCCCTCGTACCAGCGCTGCGGGATGTCGAGCGTCTGCGTCAGGCGGCCGACGTCCATCAGGTAGCGCCGGCGCCAGGTCACGATCTGGTTGAACTGCTGGGCGTAGCCCGGCACTGGCCAGAGGCGAATAACCGGCACCTCGCGCTGACGATCGAGCCAGAACTGCTGCGGCCGGCCCTGGAAGGTCTTGTTCGGGAAATTGACGTAGTCGTCCTGGTTCAGCCTGGCGAGCGGGATCTCGGTCGGGTTGAAGCCGGGGTAGAACTCCGCGACGTTCAGCGTCGTGCCGTTGATGGCGCGCAGGCGGTAGAAAGACATCGGGAGCGCACCCTCGACGTCGAACCACCGGAAGACGCGAGCCTCATAGGCGAGGGGGCCGGGCGCCAGCACCGTCATCCAGGTGATGCCGTCGGTCGAGGTCTCGACGACGAAGTCATAGGTGCCGGTGGCGGTCGTCGCGATGCCGTAGGTTGTGACCGCCATCTGCGACTGGCCGGCGAGCGTGATCGAGCCGTTCGGGGTCGCCTGGGTGCAGGAGGTCAGCATGTCGCTGTCGAAGGCGTTGTCGGCGATGCCGCTGGAGGAGCTGTAGGAGCCCTCGATCCGCTGCATGGTGCGGATGTTCGTGTTCAGCAGGTCGACGGTGCCGACGGGCGTGTCGACGTAGGAGACGCCATAGGTGAAGGGCAGGATGGTCTTCTCGACCGTCCAGAGGGGCAGGCCCCGGTTCACGAGGTCAGACATCAGCAGGTAGAGCGCATCGCGCGCCAGATCCTGCATCTCAGCCGTGATCGCCTGCGGCGGCAGCCGGCAGCGACGATACGCATGGTCGACGACCTTGTTGGTGTCGAAGACCGTCGTCGATGTCGTCCCGGAGACCGTCACGTCACGACCCTACCGCGAGGAGCGGCCCGCCAACCGAGCCGCTCCAATCATACACGCAGAGTTGGCAGAATGCCAACTTTCGCGCCACTTCAGCAGCCGACCTTGCCGCCCCGGGCCTTCATGGCGCCGCCCCGGGCCTTCATGGCCGTCGGCTTCACCATGCGCTCGACGAGCTTCTTGTCCATGGCTGCGTCCTCGTGAACCTTGCCGCCCTTGGCCTTCATGGCCGCCGGCTTCATCATCTTCTTCATCATGGCCTTATCCATCTCCTCGTCTTCGTGAACCTTGCCACCATTGGCCTTCATGGTCACGCAGCCGCCGCGCGCGTAGGCACTGACCATGGTCTTCCCAGCCGAACCGCTGAAGCCCTTCTCGGAGGGGAACTGGAACTCGCCGTACTTGACCGCCATGTCAGCTGCCCTTCTTCCTGGACGCCTTCTCGGCGTCCTTCACGATGCCCTTGTTGATCGAGGCGTAGAAGACCTTCTCGCCCTTCTTCGGCCCGTACTCTTTGGCCATGGCCGCCTTGATCTTCTTGCCCTTCTTGGTCAGCGGCATCTCAGGCCTCCTTCCTCTTGCCCGAGGGTGTCACCGGCCAGCTCTCTCGGGCCGGCCCGGTCTTCCGGGCGCCGATCGAGAGCTTCTCGGCGGCAGACATCTTCTTGGCGGCCTTGGCCGGCCGGCAGGCGGGGTAGGGCCGGTCGCCCTTCTCGGAGCCGGAGCGCCCGCAGGCCTTCCCGGTCTTCACGTCCTTCCAGCTCTCGCCGAACCACTTGCCTAGGCCGCCCTTGGGCATCTCACTTGCCCTTCACGCGATTGTCGGGCCCACGCCAGTCGCCGCCGGCCTTCTTGTATTCCTTCGAGGCCCAGGCGTTGGCGTAGGCGGAGGGGTA